CATTTGTATTCATGATCAGATCGAGCGATTTCTTAATCGCATCACGGCAGCTTTCTGGAGTCGAAGACTTGACAGCTTCGATGCCCATCATCTTTAGCTTTGGCTTCTCATAGCGAACACCTTCGGAGTCATGCACGTTTAGGATATATCGCTTTTTCGCAGTCCAGATACCCTTGTCGGCAATGACCTCGCGCTTCATGCTCATCTTCTGATCAAAGGCACCTACACTTTCAGCAAGATCCTTATAGATGCTATCAATAATGGGTTCAATAATTTCTCGAGCCGCTCGATCCAGGAAAGAGACAATCTTCTCTGTTGTAACACCATCCTTCTTACCAAACGTCTTGTCAACAAGGTCATCAAGAACAATGTATAGCGAGTCCGTATCTGAAGCAATGACATAATCTTTTCTCCCTGTCCCTAGAGTCTTGTTGAGCCATTCGTTCAGACGGTTTTCTGCCCAACGGATAGAAAGCTGACCACCAGTTGTAATCGCTGTTGCCTGATCGAGATTGAAGAAGCGGAAATACTGGTTTCCGATTGCGCCATAAGCTGAGTTTAGCTGAACCTTTCTAGCAAGCTGCATGTTCTTATATCGCGAGATATCTTTGCTGTGTTGTAACTTGCTCTCTGCATCCTTAGCCTTTTCGTATGCTTTCTGCGCCTCGATCATTTTGTCTTTATAGACGACACGGTCATTGTACATACGCTGCATCATCTCTGGCAGAAATCCCTGACCATCGTTGCTAAAATAGCATCCGTTTGGCGTGAGGCTGTACCCATCGATTTTAGCAATGTTGCCATTCAGGATTTCCTCAACCGAAGTCGAAGTCCTGCGTGTATGATCCAGTTTTTCTGGAGAGATATTGTACTGCATAATCAGATGCGGATACAGAGAGTTCAAGTCGAAGGAAAGAACCCACTTGTGCATACCGATCTGTGGTTTCTTCACATATGCTCCAACGTATGCGCCTTCTTTGTTTCCCCCACCAGTTAGAGGGACCGCAATTTTTTTCTTCCAGAGATGGTTATGAATCAGCACATCCCACATGCGCACCTGCGTGAACACATCATGAATATTGACCTTGGCGTCATAGGCGAGGGTCAACGCCATATCAATGAGTTTCATCTTATCGTCGATCTTATCGACCAGTTCAACGTCCTTGATGTTATAATCAATGAACTTCTGATAGTCATTACGATATAGACCATGCAATGTTGCATATTCAGAGTAATCTAGTTTGTTTTCTCCGAGTTCAACGTGTGCGATATGGTCGAGGCGATATGACTCTTGCTGAGAATATGTGAACTTCTTGTAGAGTTCGAGATAATCGAGGTTCGTAATACCAGCAAGATTGATAGAGGTTTGCATCTTTCCATGCATCGTGATTGTCCGCTCATTGAACAGACCCCAAGGAGAAAGACGCTTGGCGAATTCTTCACCAAGAATGCGCGTAATCCTACGAACCATGTAAGGAATATCGAAGAAGCTGGTGTTCCAGCCAGTAATCAAATCGGGATGACCACCAGAAGCCCACTCAACAAGGAAGCGATGAAGGAGTTCATGCTCGTTCTCGCATTTGATGTATGTCACATCTTTCCTTGTGGTTTCATATTTCCCACAGCCGAAAACAATAAATCTGCCACCGATCTTCATTGTGATTGCAGTAACAGGTTCATCGGCAGTGTTTGGATCAGGAAAGCCATTTTCCGAACCGACTTCGATGTCGATGTTGACAACTTTCATAAGGTCGCGATCGTAGCGAACTTCACCAGGAAATGCTTCGTTGATAAACGTATATTCGAAACGAGGCATACCATAAACATCAAACCCATGGACTCCCTCGTATCTTTTTATGAATTCCTTGGCTTCATAAATGCTTTCGAACGTCATCGGCTCGACAGGATTTCCGTAGATATCCTTCCAGCCAGACTCAGCTTTTTGAGATGTGACAAACATGGTTGGACGGTAGCGAACCTTCTTCTGGAATCGCTGACCGTCTTTGTAACCACGAACTAGGATTTGACTGCGGAGGCAGATGGCATTAGTATAAAAGATCATAATGTAATTGTAGTCAATAACACGCCAAAAGTAAAGGGAAAATTGTTGTTATATTATAACCCATTGAAGAAATTAAAGCGATTTTACCATCGCCTTTAGTCTTACACGTTCCTTAGCTGGTAAAGGGATAAGTCCCTTTTCGACTGCTCGACCTGCTTCACCAATGAGTCGGTCACTCACAAATAACTCGACGTACTCTTTGATTCCTGGAATAAAACCAATATGTTCTTTCTTTACATAAAAGAACAGTGAGCGGCTAACCTTATACTTGCCGCCTGCAATATTTTCAAAGGTTGGTTGTGCGCCTTCAATGGTTGCCCCTTGAATCTTATCAGTGTTAGCATCTAAAAAGCTGAAGCCAAACACACCAAATGCGTTTGGATTGCTTACTAGCTTTTGTACGATTAGGTTATCGTTTTCACCTGCTTCAATAAAAGCACCATCTTCACGGATACCATGAGCTACTGCCTTGAACTTCTTCTTGTCTGACTTACGGAGTTCCTTTAGTTCTTTAAATGCCTTTGCTCCGCCTTCCATTGCGATCTCGACGAAAGCGTCGCGTGTGCCTGAAGTTGGTGGTGGACCTAGAACTTCAATACGTTGATTGGGGAGATCTGCCCGTACATCCTTCCAAGTCTTGTTTGGATTTGGAATAAATCCACCCTTGCCGTCTGGAATATCTTTGGCGAGCGCTAGGAAAATATCTCTCAATGTGAGAGAAATTTGCACACCCTCTTTAGAGTTTGCAATTACAATGCCGTCAAACCCAATCTTAATTTCAATTGGCGTCACCCCATTGGCTTTACATCTTTCTACTTCACCCTTCTTAATTGGACGGCTTGCGTTTGTCAAGTCTGGGTGTTGTACTCCTATACCAGCACAGAACAGCTTCATGCCGCCGCCTGTACCTGTTGATTCAACAACTGGTGCCTTAAACTTTGTTGAAATGCCAAATGTCTCTGATGCTACAGTAGCGAATGGAAAAACCGTTGATGATCCAACGGTTCTGATTTGATCTCTAGCAAATGCTGAGTGTGTTGTTGCAGCCAAAATAAAGGCTGTGGTTATTAAAAAGAGTTTTTTCATTTTGATTTTCTCCATAGTTAATGACACACCGCTATGTATTACGATTAATCAAAATGACTTCAAATGGTAATAAAAAACTTAGATGGCACGCATTCTATCTACAAGTCTCTGAGCGCGATTCGGCACCTGACGATACCAAGCAGAATCTACCATTTCGTCGGCAGCTGCATTCCAGTCACGTGCATCAACGCCAGCCTTCATTCCCTTAAACTTGGATAGGCGAGGATAGCCAAGATTGAACATCATGTTCGCGATGATTTGCTGGGCTTCTTCGGGAAGATCATTGAAATCTTCATAAAGTTTGCAGCAATCACTCAATACCACTTGGACATCTTCTTCGAATGCGGTCCGAACACGCTCCTCGGAAACTCCCGTTCCAACAGGCTGTCCACTTTCTTCGTCAGAATCTTTGATAAGATGACCAACACCAAAGGTAGGATAGCCAAGGTGATCAAGATAAATTTCATATTTCACACCTTCATCTACTTCTAGCTGCTCGCGCAGTGCATTAATATCCATTTTGCCCTCTTATAAATTAAGAATCACAAGTATATATTACTTTGCGGCAGTAACTATCTCAAAAAGTTTTTTGCGTAGAATCTCTCTTTGCTTTTCTTCGCATGCGTAGAAACGAGCGGCGATTTCTCTGGCATGGCTAAAGAGAAAGACCTTATCGATGAAAGTCATTTGTGAATTTCCTTTGTAATTGTTGAGTGAATGTCGTATTCTGGCTTTCCAAAAATTAGCGACAGAATAATATCGAATATGCTTTTGCTTTCTTCCGATTTGATTGGTGAAGCAAGCAAAGAATGATCAACCATTTTTATCTCCAAAAGTTTGGGGGGACCGAAGTCCCCCCATTTTTTTTATTCTGCGAGAAATTCTTTCTCGCCTTCTACGACCCCATTGATGGGGATCATTCGGGGTTTCTTGTTATCGGGAACGATACGCTCAAGACTGATAGTCAGCAAACCATTTACCATCGAGGCACCACGGACTTCGATATCATCGGCAATTGTGAAGGTGCGCGTGAATTTCTTATTGGAGATCCCACGATACAGGATATCCTTTTTCTCATCAGAAGTTTCATGCTTCGAACGCACGGTGATAACACCTTCTTTCACTTCGACCTCTAGATCCTTTTCGTCGTAGCCAGCGAGAGCGATTACAATAGAGAACTGGTTTTCGCCATCTTTACGAATATCATAAGGCGGAAACCCAGTCGATTGAGTTTGATGTTCCATATAATCAAAGACTCTGTCGAAAACTCTATCGAAACCAACAGCATAAGGCGTCAAACGATTGATGTCAAATGTTGGAAACTGATGTACCATTTTATCCTCCTATTAAGCAAGTTTATAAACGATGAGGATCCATTAGGCATCCTCATCATTAGTATATAGTGACTTGTAGGTATTTGTTAAACAAAACTTCGTGAAGATTTGGTTCCCAATAGTTGGGACCCTTTAGAACCTTTCCATCTTCACGATATATTGGCTTGCCGTCTTCACCGAGTTTACTCATGTTTGACGCATGAACTTCGCGGAAACAATCGTCCAAATCAATACCATAGGCAAGACCTGCACCATAAACGACATAGAGCAGATCGGTAAGAGCATCGGCAACTTCAACGATGTCCTTTTGTTGTACTGCCTCTTTGAGTTCGTTGAGTTCTTCCTCAATAAGACTTGTGCGCAAAGAAACAATCTCATCGCTTGGGAATTCGGGAGAAGCCTTAACCTCTTGCCCAAACGATTCCATAAATTCTCTGACTTTTCTGAAGTTCGTTTTGTATTGATTCATAGTGTACATTTCACCCTTCTCTATTAATCTCGCTTCTTTCCAATATTGTATTTTGACTCAAGATTCCACTCGTTCTTTTCTTTGTGCGAAATGATTTTAACGTGTGAAATAGGAGCCATGTTTTCTTTCACTACAGTTGGGTTCACCAACGAAACCAATCCCCACTGCTCAAGAAGATTAGCTATCGTGTTGCGTCTTGCTTTATCTTCATCAGAGAAGTTGGATGGCTTGCCATCAAGGGCGAACAGTTCCTTGAAGTGCACAATGAAATATCTTTTCTGCTTGTGCAGAATATGGCAGGATTGATATAGGACTTTGTCTTTACGGGAAGCGATACCAATGCGCGTTAAAGTTTCGCGAACTTTGAGGAAATCTTCAGAGTTACTTAGCCTTACCTCCACCATCTCATTTAGATCCACCATTTTTACCACCTTTGATTATCTTTTCTTTAATCATGGCAACTTGCTCTTTAGAGAGCGCGGCAATCGCAGATTCAGCTTTGGCTCGGCTATAACAAAAGAACTCCATGACAGCTTCCAAATCTTCGTTTTTCGTGGGCTTTGCCCATTTCGCGAAACGCTTCCTTGGTCTAAGCATATTTATAAAAAAGTCGTATTGTAGAAGGTTGTCTAGGTGGCTACGCTGGTTGATCTCGTTCGCAAAATACACACAATCCTGATGATAAGATAGAGTACGATTTACGATGAATGGCTGATAACCCTTCTCTGCCAGTTCATCATTCTCTGTACCGCGCATCATATCTTTCTTGTTGTGTGTAATAGAATTGACATAATCAAATGGGGTCATTACACACTCTCTTTCTTAACTCTGTGGTAGAGAATCGGTGATCGCGTGAATTGAAATACAACTCAATCCCACGCTTCTTACAGATATCTCTACCTGTGAAATCCTTATCCTTATACTCTACACCAAGAATACGAACATCGATTGGATAACTAGAAAGAATATCCTCTAGATCTTCTTCCGTGGAGTAGGGAATAATCTCATCAACGTATTTGACTCCCGCAAGCTGGGTGTATCTTTCAACGATAGATTGAACAGGTTTATTCTTAGTGTTTGGTCTATCGATTGTTGGATCTGTCTGAAGAGCAACGATAAGGTAGTCGCACTGCTCTTTCGCTTCTCGTAGCATTAAGATATGCCCAGCGTGAAGCAAATCAAAAGTCGAAGCTGTTATTCCTACCTTCATCAATGTGATCTTTTACCATCGAACACACAGACGAAGTAACACCCCTGATCCCCTGCATGAACTCTATGAAACACACCATCAGGAATAAGGACAATATCATTCTCGTGAAAGGGAATTGTATTGTCGCCAACCTCGATCTCGCCAGAGCCATCAATGAAAAAGTAGATTTCTTCCTGACCTTCATGCGAGTGACCAGTAGTGCTACACAAAGCATTCAACATCGTGGAACTCAGAACAAGATTATTGAGAGTCTTGTTATCTTTTACGATGTATCGTTCATCTTCCTTGACGATATCACCACCAATATCATCTATGTTTATCATGATGCAACCTCTGACAAAATTTGTTTGAGCGAATTATTTGTGAACCTATACCGATTGGACCATGTTTCATGTGATTCATTCGCACCGAAAATGATTTCAGGTTCATCGGTATCATTATAAAATAACATAGAGGAAACAATATCAATGTCACTATCAAAACGTAAAGAACAACTAATTTCTAAAATGACATCCTTTATTTCTTCGTCTTTGTAATCATAAAGCTCCATCTGCCCCTCATCTCCTGGAACATTGCGATGATGGCAAATTTTCTTAATGGTCCTTTCACCAATCCATGTATCATCATTATTGTGTAATTGAATTTTGCCATAAACTTTAAAATTAGAACCACCCTGTCCTCTTCCCCTTTGTATTGGGTTCAGAGCCTTACCTCTTCCGAGTTTTAAGATACCACGAGCAACTATGTTAGGATCCTGATGATCTACTGTGTGCATTCTACCTGCATACAAACAAAAATCATTGTCCTTTCCAAAAAATTCTGTATGCTTATGGTATCCCATTCCTTCAAATGTTTTCATTTTGCAAACTCACAATCTACCATGATTTCGGTGAAGCAAGCAGCCAGATTGATTTCCTGGTCAACAACAAACGCCGACTTGTACTGGTAGTCGGCAAGCACCAGAACCAATCTTGGAATGCTATCTTGTTTTAGAAAATTATGGGCAGTGTCATACAACTTACGAAACAAGACATTGACATCCTGTTCGCTGTTGGTGCCGACCCACTTTCGCATCGCGGCAAAGTTCTTTTCGCGAAGCGTCTTCACCAAATCGGTGATCTCGACATCAGAAATATCTGCGAGGATACCTGTGTCGATCTTACCAGAAGCGCCATACCTCTGAAGTTCATTCAGCACACGCCGCCAGTCTGGCATATGTTTCATGAGAACTTCGGCGACAACTTTCTTTTCGTACTCGATACCTTCTTTCTCAAGAATGTTGCAAGCACGTTCGAGAAACTGCGACGCCAGCTTAACTTTATCTTTGTTGTTAATCTTGAAGTCGATCACCGAACACCGCGAATGAAGCGGATCGATGATACGATTCTTGAAATTACAAGTTAAAATAAAGCCACAGTTGTTTGAGAACTCCTCCATAAAATTGCGGAGGGCTGGCTGAGTAGAGTTGGGATTGAGATAATCAGCCTCATCGAGGATGACATACTTTCGACCCTGCGTGAACGATACTGTACCAGCAAAGTTACGAATATCGTTACGCAGGGTGTCGATATTGCCATTCATAGAGCCGTTGATGATAATCGAATCGGCTTCTAGTTCGTCGAGCATTGCTCGAGCGACGCTAGTCTTACCAACACCTGCGGTGCCAGCAAGCATGAGATTCGGAACATTCTTATCATCAACAAACTTCTGAAACATCGCCTTCAATTCAGAAGGAAGAATGCAGTCAGAAATTTTATGTGGTCTGTACTTCTCAATCCAGAGAAAATCTTCACGCATCACATCACCATAATAAAAGTTTCAGATTAGGATTCGAACTTAGAGGAAGTCTCTGTAGCAACCCAATACTGAATAGAATCATCTTCTGTCGACCAGTGTGAGATACCCTTCGCGGAAATCTTCACATTGTAATCACGGGACAGCATCTTCAGGTTTTCAACCTTGAAGATCATCGTGAAGGTGTTCTTGGTTTCGCCAACAGGCATCTCAAACTTATTAGATCCCTGATTGCGAGAGTCAATGGCGCTGAGGTATGCCACCCCATCACGACCAACAAAAGCAACTTCAGGGAGATCGAGAATCCCAGCCATCTTGAGTGCGCTGCTCATTGCCTTTTCCTGAATGGTAAAGGAAACTTCAACAGAAGGCAGAGAAATCTGCTTATCGGGAGGAGTAATGATATTTTCGGGAGCGGCATAAGTTAGATACGCAGTGCCGCCAGAACCATTGCTGATCTGCAGGTTCTTCTCGTTGAAGTTCAGGTCGGGATCTTCAAACGCAGAGAAAGTTGAGAGAAACTGATTCATATCGAAGATGGCGAATTCACGAGGGAACTCCTCTCCGATCTTTGCCTCAGCAAGCACACTCTTCTGAGGTGAAACTGTACGGAGGGTGTTACCCTTTTTAAACAGAAGGGACATGTTGATTGTAGCAAAGTTCTTGAGAACTTCACCAGTTTCCTTAGAGATCTTCATAATATATTTTCCTTTCGTATTAGCCTTGAGCAAGATGCTTCTTGCCAATTGCTTTAGGATCAACGGTAGCAGCTGCACCGATCTGTGCAAGATCAATGAGACTACCACCGAACACATATGTGCCTGTATGCTGTAACTTCATCCATGGGCACAACCACACTTTGACTCCAGCATTACGAGCATACTGGCAGAACATATAATCTTCCGACAGATATCTCTTCGACTTTGGGTCGATGATGCAATCAAAGAAAGCCATGATCTCGCGAGAGCCATCAAAGTGCTGAGTCCTCGCATGATCTGGTTTGTACATAAACTCTGGATATGCTTCCGCGTACTTTTCGAAAGCACTACGCTGGATAATCATGAAACCTGTGCCACCCTCAAGCACTTCACAGGGTTCATCGAGGCGAATCTCTGTGCTACCCTCAACAGGGTTGAACACATAATCACCAACGTATCGTTCGAGGGTTTCTGGATCCTTGTCGGCGAACCCCTTGTCCACTGCTCGCTTAATCTTTTCCCAAGAGATACACTTCTTAGGATAAGGTCCGCAAACAATCTCCTTATCGGTTCCTGGCTCAGCAATAACCGATAGCGCGATGACATCGTTAGCGTCAAAGCCAATGTCCGCATCGATAAACATAAGGTGGGTATAATCGCCGCGCATGAACTCATCAACCAGATAGTTCCTAGCGCGAGTGATCAGACTTTCGTTGTAGAGATAGAAGAAATCGATCTTCATACCATAATGCATAGCCAGCTTGGCAAGATCAACACTCGACTTGGTGTACTGACCATTACACATACCGCCATACATAGGCGAACAAACGAAGATCTTTCTTTTCTTGAGTTCTTCGACAGATATGGAAATTTCTACAGACATAATCCCTCCATGTTAAAACAATCACTCACTCTATTATATAGCTTCATTTGAGAAAAGAAAAGTAAAGTGATCGGGGGTATAAACCCCCGACCACTCTGAGAGGAGAGATAGAATTGCCAACTATTAGGCGTTGGCGAGTGCACGATAACCAGCGGCAACAACCGCACGGCTGGGAGTGCCGAGACGATAGAAGTTCTTCGTCTCACCCTTGCTGTTGGTGCGAGGATTCGCATACACAGCAAAGCCCTTCAGGCGCAGCTGACGAACAATCTCATGAGGATTGCCAGCCGAGAAGCGAGAAGCGATCTGGTTGGCGGTGAACTCTTCACCATTCATCAGAGCCGAAAGGACGCGATCAGTCTTAGTCATAACAATAGTCTCCATTTGGTTTCAACAAAAGATCAGAACGGCACTTCGCTGCTCTGACCACTCTCGCTGACATTCTGCTCATCGGCAGGGGTTTCATCAGCAGGAGTCTCGGGAGCCACGGTCGGATCGACCTTGGCGTATAGGTCGAGGAAAGCAGTTTTGGTTTCCTCATCAAATCGGTTGATACAGAGGGAAATAGCGCGAGAGCGATCATTGAAGATCGAGAAAGTTTTCGCGATATGAACCAGACGGCGGGTCGAGATGACTTCGTCGATGGCACCCTCCTCGAAGGTTTTGCGGATGACGTTAGCCCAAGCAACAAGATGCTCGATGAACTGCTCTTCGAGATTGTATCCACGCAGAATGCGCTTCTCAATAGACTCCGAAGGATAGTTCTGCTCGATCGTAATCGGGAACCGCTCGAGCCAAGCATCATCGAGGATAGTGGCGGCGATGTATCGACCGTCGTCAGAACCCTTACCCTTGGTGTTCGCAGTCACGATGATGTTAAACCCAGTAGCAGGGTGAACGACTTCGCCAGTCTTCTTGACATAGTATGGCTTGCCCTCGAGCACACCCTGGAGGCACATAACCTTACCAGGATCCGCACGATCTGCTTCGTCGATCAGGAGGACAGCGCCAAGTTCCATAGCACGAAGGACTGGACCCTTCATGAACTTGGTTTCGCCGTTGATCAGACGGAAGCCGCCGATCAGATCATCCTCGTCAGTTTCACGAGACATCTGAACGCGAACCATCGGGCGTTTGGCTCGAGAGCAAGCCTGTTCCACCATGAACGTCTTACCATTACCAGAAAGACCAGAGATGAACACAGGAAAAAACTGGGCAGAGCGGATAATGCTCCCAACGTCGTTGAACTCGCCGAAGGGAACATACAACTTGTCGCGAGCAGGAACCTGAGCATACTCGAACTCAGAGACAGCATTCGGATCGAACTTGGTTGCGACGGGAGCAGTAGCTGGCTTCATGGGAATAACCTGAGCAGGAGCCATGGCTACAGTCGTCGGCTCAGCAACCTTTGTTTCTTCAGAGGGGATCGCCCAGACGCCACGAGAAATTTTCGTAGCATACTTGAAGAACCAATGGGGGAAATCGTGGTTCAGTTCAGCAGCGAGGTCGATGACCTGCTTGTTCTTGATATTGGTGGTGCCGTAGCACTCGGTCACAGCTTTAACAAGCTGGATCTGATCTTCAGACAAGTTCATAATGTATCTCCTCTCACAACTCATCATATATACATTCTAGCGTATCTGGGACCAAAAGTAAAGGGAAAAAATTCATTATATTTCAATGAATTAGGCAGCGATCCTGTCGATGAATCGGCTGAGGATCACCCGATTCTTGCGGCGACCGTTTCCGATCTTCTTCATGATACGAGTCAGGGTGCCTTTCTTGTTATCCTTGGCGTCTTCCATCGAGATATCCTCCTGAGCGAGTGCCTTACCCATGATGGTATAGACATCATCGAATCCAAACCAGTCGTGGGTCACAACAGACTTCTCTTTACGATAAGTGTTTTTGGCTGCTTCTCTCTCCTGCCAACTGTCAACGACCAGCGTGTGGGGATTGCTGCTATCGGAAATGAAGAAATTGATGGTGTGGACATCACAGCTGCGTTTCAGGACCTCAAGATAAAATTTGGTTTCCTCATGTGAGCCAGCGACAGTTTGACTGTATTTCGTTTCTTTGTCGATATAGACGCGCTCACGATGAGCAGGATTATACATATAGCTGCAACCATCGGTCAGACAAACAAGATTGGTGATCTGGACTTTGGTTGTGCGGCGGAAGTCGTTGATCAGATCTTTTGCCACAGCAAGAGATGCATTTAGCGGAGTTCCACCAAGCATAAACACATTAGAGACGAACAAAGTCGGATAGACATTCGTTATCCAATCCACGTAATTACGACGCCTGTAAGAGTTTTCCGACTCTTTGTGTCCGAAACTGAGCAGATACTTCGACATCTCTGTAAAGGTATTATTGTTCATCTTTTCGGTGAACAACTCCATGAGGAACAAACGGTCATTGACTTTTGTATTGTATAAATCTCTGTACCATTTGGCATATGCAACGTCGCCCATGCTCCGTTGCATAACCAATGGCATTTGATCCTGGAAACCATACACACGATGGGGAATGCCGACCTTGCGGCAGAACATGACAAGGTTCAGCAGCTGCTCAATCGTGTTTTCCATATTCGGAGCCATAGAACCAGAGAAGTCAACAAACATGACCAGACCATGGTTCTTGCTGCCAGGAAGGATAGTGTTCCGCCGAAACACGTCATCATTGAACTTGTAGCTGTGAATCTTATTCACGTCAATGACACCAGACTTTGCAGTACGAGCGCGAGAGTACTGGTCGGCTGCTTTCTTCATCTCGAACTGCTTGATCAAATATGAAACATTGTTCACGTTGTTTCGTACAAAGTTATTCCATAGCGCATTCATAGACATGCGCTGAAGATCGGTCATTTCTTCGGATGCCAGCGAGTGAAAGTCAAGAATTTGCTTATGAGTCACAACATAATCTTTGTATGTCTTAGACCCATAAGTCTCAGTGAATACATTTTCCAGCTCACGAGCAGTTGGATCAATCATCTTACTGATCATATTCTCGGAGAGAGAAGATTCGGTCTCAGAGAACGTCTCGTCAGGAGTTTCATCGTCTGGGTCGGAGTTATCGTCTGGGTCGGAATCATCGTCTGGGTCGGAGTCGGAAAGAGAGTTGGAGAAATCACCGTCTTCTGAATCCTGATCAGATTCCTGTGATTCTCCATCCTCCCATTCGCTGGCTTCGTCGCTGCCCTCCGATTCCTCATCATACTGGGGTTCACCATAACCATTCTCTTCGTTTTTCTTTTCGGCGCGTCCATACAGTTCATGCGCCAGAGCGATAACTTCAGAGAACGTCACGCAAGATGCGGCACGATCAATATACTTCTGTTCCTCATCGGTGAAGGTAAGATCAACCAGATGACCGACTTTGAAGAACAGGTTGAGTCGGTCGATAAACGACATTGCATTGATGTCGCGACCGCCCATCTTGAAGAAGTCCCGGTCGAGGATCTCTTTGTACCCTACAGAAAAATCGCGGCGAGATCCAGGAAACTTGACCTTGATTTTGCGCTCGATACGCGCATCTTCAATGATATTGATAAACTGGTGAATGCCATGGTCCTTATCCATCTCCTCCTTGAATTCATCGAGGGGAGTGTACAGCGCATGGCTGACTTCGTGAAGAACCATCATGTGGTACAGTTCCTTGCTCATCATATTCCAGAGAGGCAGGGTCAGTACACGAGTCTTCAGGTCGAAGGAGGCTGTTTCAACCTTCCCGTGCTGTACAGTCAGGTTTTCGGCGGCGAGAAGATTCGCCAGTTTATCGAGGCTGTTGCGAGCCTGAGCGGTCTGCATTTTCATCATGAGAATATTCTACCCGATTGATGCCCAAAAGTAAAGGGAAAATCACTCAGCCATTTCAGTGAATTGCACGATACCCATCAGCTCCTTAACGAGCTCACGACCGTAGTCGGTGAACAGGATGCCGCGCTTCCAAACCCAATGCTCGACGCACTGACCCCAGACGAATTCCTCGTCCTGAGTCATCCAGCGGAGAGCGGTCTGGCGGTCGCCAGCCCCATAGCGGATGGTCTCGGCGACCTGATGCTCGAACTCCTCGACCGCCAGTTCGGCTTCCGCCTTTTCTCGAGCGATCGACTCATCGACCGAACGTTCGATGTAGTCCGCTTCCTTGCGGAGGTCCTCGAGGCTCATAGCGTCGAAGTCGTAATGGCGACCCTTGACGCCGAATGCGTCCTTGTGACCGTCATAGATAAAAGTGATAAGATCTTCGCGTTCGGTAGTCATTTGAGTCACCTCTCAATTTATGACCCATTGTACCGCCGATTTCGCTCTAAGTAAAGGGAAATCGTCATCGCTAAGTGATTGAAATATAACGATTTCTCAAAAAAGACCGAAAATTACCCGATTTCGTCGGTTTGCGTAATTTTATTCTCAAGCAGCGTTTTTCTTCCTTAACCTATTGATTTTCTTCAAATTTTTCTTGGCTTGGTCGAGATGGAACCGATTTGCCCTAGCTGTATAGAGGGTTCCGTCTAGGTGATCATACTCGTGGAGGATGATCCTAGCTGTCAGCCCATCGAACTTCATCGTTTCTGTATCACCGTCCAGCTTCGTGAAGCGAAGCCTCACGCCCGACAGGCGTTTAACCCTGACCCACAGTCCAGGAAATGAGAGGCAACCCTCCTCATAATAGACATCCTCACCAAAAGTATCGACGATCTTGGGGTTGAAGAACGGGATCACTCGCTCTGGATAATCTGGGTCACCAGCAATGAATACCCTTTTTGGGATTCCAATTTGGATAGCAGAAAGACCGATGCCTTTGTTCTCACACATAACATCGCGCATCTTAGTGAACAGTTCCTCTGCATCTTCAGCTTCGAAATCGAAAGGTTCCGAAACCTGTTTTAGAATTGGGTCATTTGTTTTGAGCAACATTATAATCCTCAATCATTTTGTTGATACCTTCACGGATACTGACCTTTGGCTTCCAGCCAAGTTTATCCATCACAGAAACATCAAGCACCTTTCTTGGCATTCCATCTGGGAAACTCGGATCCCACAACATGGTTGGACAGTAGTTCAGTTCTTCACCAATCATAATAGCAAGTTCTTTGATCGAATAGTCTTCGCCAGTACCAAGATTGATCAAGTCGGGAACACTATCACCATTATGTAGCATCCTCATCACATGAACAATTGCACCAGCGGCGTCGGAAGAATGGAGGAACTCACGCTTTGCCTTTCCAGAGCCACGAAGGAGAACCTCATCATTTTGATTATTCTTTTCTTCGCTGAGTTTCTTTATGAGCGCAGCCATTACATGCCCAGCTTCTGTCCAATCATCGTTCTCCCCATATAGATTGCAAGGAATCACTGTTGTGTATCCCGCAATCTGAGCCAGCTTGAGAGCCAACAGCTTACCAAACGCATACCCCTCATTGGTTGGCTCGAGAGGACCAGTCATCATATGCTCTTCTTTCATCGGCTGAGGACATTCGCGAGGGTATATGCAAGAGGATGATACATTAATCACATGCGGAATATTCAACACATGACATGTATTGATTACGTTCAGCCCGATCATTGCGTTCTGATATAGAAACCCATATGGATCTGCAATGTTGGCTTTAATTCCGCCAACTTTTCCAGCGCAAAGAATAACTGTATCGATATCCTCTGTGCGGAAGAAAGTAGATACCGAATTCTGTTCGGTTAGATCGTAAGACTTATGGGTGGGAAGAATGGTACGAACATTGGAATCATCTTCCAGCAACTTAGCAACAGCAGAGCCAAGCATCCCACTGGCTCCAAATACCACAACATTATGCATCGTAATAAATCCTTATGAGTGTCATAAGATGATCGATCTTATGACTGATGTCGATAGAGTCATTACCAACAAACAAGCCAAAGCGATCAATCTTTTTTGAGCATGCAAGATCGCCTTCGATCCGTGCATTTAGGTACTTCATAACTGGCTGGCGCGTAAAGTCACCAGAGACGATTGGTCTTGTCTCTACATCGTTTCTCTCAAGTAAATCAACAAAGAAAGAACGGTCGGTATCAACAACCATAGAGAAGCCAAACCAACTTGGATTAGAACAGGGTTCAAATTTTTGAGTTTGGATTGACGTTCCGAACTGTTCAATAGATTCTCTGAAGTATGCTGCATTCTTTCTCCTCATATCAATCATGCCGTCCATCTTTTCTAACTGAACGCAACCAACTGCCCCAGACATTTCAAGTGGGCGCAAGCAATATCCTGGCGTGATGAAAGTGAAACTATCAACAAACGGATTTCCTGTATTCTTGTGCAGAATATCGCTCTTTAGATTTCTTGTCCACCCATGCGAGCGCATGCTGCGAATGATCTCGGCGATATATTCATTGTTAGTTACAATCATACCACCTTCCATTGTCTGAAGATGGTGGCTGAAGAAAAAACTGAATGTACCAACCTCACCAAATGTCCCTGCGTATTTGCCCTTGTACGTTGCTCCGAGACTTTCGCAGTTATCTTCTAAGAGAAATATCTTATTCTTGTAACAAATTTCATTTAGTGATTGCATGTCACAGGGATTACCAAGAAGATTAACCGCAAGGATAGCTGCTGTGTCTTTTGTAATTGCTGGGATGATGTCGTATGGATCGATATTGAGAGTTTCTGGATCGACATCAACAAACACCAGTTTAAGACCAAGTTGATGAACTGGGAAATAAGTTGTGCTCCAGCTTACAGCAGGAACGATAATTTCCTGACCCTTCTTTAGTACACCAAGATGAACAAGAGAAGCGATCATCAGCAGATTCGCACTGCTTCCGCTGTTGACCATGATGGCATTCTTTACGCCGAACTTCTTGGCAAATTTTTCTTCGAACTCCTCGACCTTTGGTCCCATTGTATAGCGACCAGATTCAATAACCTTATGGAGTGCTTCTTTTTCGCGCTCGTCCCATGTATCGCTGGCTAGTGAGTATTTCATCTTTCGACCTCAATATCATTATCTACCATTTCTTGAATCAGATTCTCAAAGCTGATAGATGGATACCAATTAAGAACAGCAGCTGCTCTGGATGCATCGCCGAGAAGATCTTCGACTTCATTCGGACGATAATACTTTGGATCTACGATAACCCTTGTTCTACCATTCTGGTCGACCGCTCGTTCATTGATACCTTCACCCCACCAAGAAAGATGAATACCAATATGCTCAAAGGCGATGGTAATCATCTCTCGAACAGTATGTTGTATTCCTGTCGCAATCACATAATCATCTGGGCGGTTATGTTGAAGAACCTTATGCATAGCTTCGACATAATCTCTAGCATGACCCCAGTCTCGTTTCGCATCTAGGTTTCCGACAGTAACATAATCCTCACGACCATGATAAATTTTTGCCACAGCTTTTGTGACCTTCCTCGTAACGAATGTTTCTCCGCGACGAGGAGACTCGTGGTTGAATAAGATACCACTACAAGCAAACATGCCATATGCATCGCGATAATTTCTTGTCATCCAGTATGCATACAGTTTTGCGCAGCCATATGGGCTACATGGTTCAAACGCTGTATCCTCACATTGAGGAGCTGATGCGGAACCAAACATTTCGGAAGTGGAGGCTTGATAAATTTTTGTCTCCTTTTCCCAACCAAGAGACCTAACTGCTTCAAGAACATTGAGTGGTCCTACAGCGTCAGTCATAGCAGTGTAATGTGGCGTTTCGAAACTGACTTTCACATGCGATTGAGCAGCAAGATTGTAGATCTCGTCGGGCAAGCATTTCTGAATCGTGCTGATCACGGAAAAACTATCAGTCACGTCGCCATAGTGTAGAGTGATCTTGTCGAAAATATGATCGATTCTCCCAGTGTTAAACGAGGAAGAGCGGCGAACGATCCCGTGGACTTTGTATCCCAAAGTCAGAAGGTGCTCGGCAAGATACGATCCATCTTGGCCAGTGATACCTGTGATGAGTGCAGTTTTTGCCATCAGTCTAGCCCCTTAATGACATAATCAAGATCTTTGTACTTTGCGTTACCAGAAATAGAAATTCTATAGTCGTCGCTTGTGTAGAAAGGATAAACAGTATGCTGAAGATCGGAAGGAAAGATTGCGTAGCAACCTTCATACGTCTTATCAATGGAAAGGTAATTCTGACCAATGCCACCCTTCTCATTGTGATTTGGATAGTTAAAAGAGAAAGAACCAGGTGTGTCTAGATTTGAGGTGATTCTATTTGCCACTTGACGTTCATCCTCGGCATTGTATGGAATCTTGTGCCAGAAAACAAAACTGATATGACCACCATGCTGATGGATTGGGTTGTATTCGTTCTTTTTCTGGAAATTGACCCAGAGTCGCGTAAGTTCAAGTTCTTTGCCAACAGCATCATCCCATCCAAGTGCATGAATAAGTGTCTTACACGCTTCAGTTATAAATTCTTCGACAATGAAATGACTTTTGTACAGTAGAAACTCTT